TCTCTAACACAGTCAAAGTAGCAGTCAAACGCTCAGGAAAACAATCACAGAGCCTCTCAAACAAAAACAAACACACACGACGAAGGTAGACAAACAAGTCAACACAGGGCATATATACAAGTTTTAAGACATTAGAAGAAGCCGGAGAAATCCGAATTCTTATTTTGGATCGCATGCACTATTCGACTTCCAAAGAATCCAGCAGAAATGAGACCGCGGTCCCATTACCCTCCAACCATCTTCCAATTCTCCCCTCCAAGCCGCTTACCAGCCACAAGTTGTCTCGATCAGACATCCTCGAAGCCAGGGCGGAATAATAGGTAATCTTTGAATCCATGGACACCTCATGTCGCATATCATCATCATGATGTCGCAGAATATAATCCAACATAGCATCCGCTTCAGCACGATACCTCTCAAAAGGAAAAACCAACATACGATACGCACAAACCTTAACATAAGTCAACCTCCAAGATCTACTCTTCCAATTAAAGAGTATAGAAGCTCGGAGTTTGTCAAAGTTCGGGCGCATGTACCACACCAACACATTACGGTGGAAACCAGCATTTAGGAATGAGGATTCAGACAAGAGCCCAACTGGACACTCTAGTTTGATATCGAACCCCAGGTGCCTTGCGACACCCCTCGATCTCTCCACCCAGCCATGATTGGCAATGATAGAATCATCGCCCATAGCTCTGAGTGGAGTACGAAAATAATGCTGGAGCGTCTCCTCCACAGACGGCACACGACCTAAATTTAACTTCAAGTCCCACACTAATCTATAAAGAAGCTCTAGGATAAGGCAAAGAGTATTATCAGTCAACGTATTAAAATGACCCGACTTATTCTTTCCTATAAGCAGCAAGAGATACCCCAACACGTCCAAACAGTAAGAGTAAACAGAATTCATAAAAAGCCATGACATTAAGTTCTGCACTTGAATAGCTTTCAAAAATTTGTTAACCAAAAACTGATTACGAACGCGATAGATAACAGTCTGAAGGTAGTCATTAACACTAGCCTCCATGTGCCCGACGTCCTCACAGGCGAACTTAGCTTCGTCTGGATTCCGTCCGTCGAGCAACTCTCTCGCCAACCTATCCCATCCACCGTACCATGGAGACATACCAACAGCACTCCACTCCTTCTCCTGAGACATCCGCAGCAACTCGTCGTTCTGATCCCCATATAACATCAGCGCAATACAATGGCTAACAAAATCACCAGCCATAAATGTACGCGTCTTACGTTTAGTCACATCGGGATGGAGCAACTTATCAACTGTTCTCATTTCACCCTTGCCAGACGTTTGCCAAAATGCATGGCAATAATCTACCGTATAACCCGGGCGAACCTCAAAAACCATTTTACACTGTCCTGTGTCCATTATCTGGGTAATAGTATCAAACAGAAAGCGATAACCGTACTTGCACTCCAGAACCTCCCCTTTCGTCTTATAACGAAGATTAAAAGGATACCCTGGAGAGCGAGATTTATCGACTCGTGGCAAAATCTGCTCGAACGTTTGGACATTACCCCGCATATACCGGCCACAGATCAGTGGAAAAACGGACTCAACGAGCGAGAGTATATCCTTCTCAGGGTACCACTCATAGACCTTCAGATTCTTCTCGAAATCATTGCACAACATGTCTCGTGAAAAGACAGATGGACCATAACCCCAAGGAATATCTGGAAATCCATTCTTGGCTTGCGCCTGAACTTGCTCTATTAACTCCGTATTGTAAGGTGGCTTAAAATCCCCCTGTATCCCCCTAGTTTGCCTTTTGATAATGAAAGCACCATCATAGGCATCTAGAATTGACGGGTACAGAGGGACTACTAGTTTAAAGGCTGACTTTGAACAAACCACGTTACCAACTGGTCCGGATATATAAAGATGAAAGCATTTTTGTCCAACCCCGTGTGATACCCCTGATGCACACCAACTACGTGACCATCGTCACTATAAATCGGCGAACCACTATCAGAAGGCCACGTGTTGATATCATAAATACCGACACCCGTACCATTATTCTTCCTGACTAACTTCCCGCTCACCAAAACTGGTCTAACGGAATCAGACGGGAAATGAAGCAGGCGCAACCCCGAACCATGAAGAGTCCTGAAAGCAGCACGATGACTGTGCACTTCCTTCATAAACCCTTTGTCCAGGCATTGAAACCTACAAAAATCACACGACTGTCCAGGAACTAATTGCTCATTCGTAGGAGTAATGAGTGACATCGGCTCAATTTCAAATCTTCGTCCATCCCAGGTCTGCACCCGGAGATCCTTAAGCGGCGCTACAAGATCACTAGTATCGCCATAAAACACATGACGTGCAGTAAGGAGTCCAAGTGGAGCCCCGAAACAGGTTCCAACTTTCTCCCAACCCTCTTGAGAATCAGAATTCCTCAACATGATTTTATAAACATTGTCTTGATCAGGGGTTCGTTTTACCGGACCCACAATACCTTCATACTTTATGTCAGCAACTACTTCAGCAGTTTGGGCGCACCGAATGCAACCGTCACCGCACTTCTTGCCAGCCAAAGCATGAGGACAACGTTTATCCATAATAGACTGGACGTTAGACTCCAGATTAATAACTCCATCATGGATCATCTCATGGAACTTCATCTTCTCTTGAGAACCGGGAGTTTTCTCCGTAGGTGAGGTAGCCATAGCAAACAAAGCCCTTACCGCAGGACTAGCACGACTACAACCAATACCCAAAACTTGTTGAACTTCTCCAAGTTGTGGGGTTGTAAGTCTCATGGCGCATTTGCCGCCAGTAACGCGGACAAAATGCATCACTTTTAATGCTTGCTGCAATTTAGGGTTTGCTCGCCAAACATCCAAATCAATAGAGACGGTGGGCGCTTTAATATAACTCGAATCTGGCTTAAAGCCTTCAGCAGCCAAAGCGTCAAACGCTTCTTGATTAACTGCTGGAACTTTTTGGCCAGTAGTCGGGTGTATCATAAGCAAACCAGAGGGACGGTTTTCACCTAAGTCTTGAATATCATAAAATACATAATTCTTAAACTTTACGCGTTGCTCGCGAAATTCCCCCCTATCACCACGATCAAATTCAGCATCTTTTACAGGTGCCAATTCCTGATCTTTCTCATACCGATTACGGACATTTTTAGCTCCCCCAGCTTTCTCTCGATGACGGGACAACGACCCTTTAGCCTCCAGCTTTATCTCCTCTTTAGGAGTCCAGTATTGACTGAACCTCCTTTGGACAAAATCTTTCATCCAACTATAAGCAGAAGAACAAGCTAAATACATAATGCACATCGCCAACAAAATGAGGAACAAATCCAAAGCCTTAGACATCTTCGGATGTTGATTCTTCCACACTTTGAAAGCGAACGCCTTTCCAGTTAATATGACTCCACACTCGCGCCAAACTGACCAAGTTCCATTGCGCAAAAAGAGCCACACCTTCTGAGAAGGGACATCAGGATCACCAAAACCGCTAGGGAGAGGATGAAACCCAAGAATTTCAGCTTGGGCTATCTCTTCCTCTCCTTCAGGTACCTTCAACTCTACCTGGATATTGGGAGTAGTTTCTTCAACCTTTAACTCCCACCCCAAGCCAAGCTCCGAATTAACCTCAGCAGTCCGGCACTCACTAGCAGAAAGCTCCTGTTTAAGGAGCCCATTACTAACGAACATTATCCGCTTCGACTCTTGCAGACACTTGACCCAATCAAGAGGCTCTCTAGTAGACTTTAAGAGAACCCTCCCTTTTGAATCAACGTCCACACAAACTTTTCCAGCTCTGAGCTCATCAATAAGGGCTTTTTCGCCGACAACTGCCAGCTGAAGCTCACTAGACATAGCCCAAAACCAGTCAAGACTAGCCTTAGTATATACATCTTCGATCAAAACCTCTAGAGTAGCCTGTGGCGTAAATTTGTTAGGACCAAAAAACCTAGGGTTATCAAGACAACGTGCAGCTCGCGCACTAGCGCACTCACCACACATCATATCACCACTAGCTTTCCCAGCCCGACATTTCGGCGCCAAGACACATCCGCCTTTCACATCACCTCCTCCTCCCCCAACAATCTCGGCAATCCATCCATAGAATGACACATAAGGACTCCACTCTCTAAACCACCGCAAATTACCAAAAGAAACAAGGGACGTGATAAACAAACTCGCATTCAACAACGCTCGCCTCCTATGATCCCCAACGAACAAACCCCCGGATTGCGGAACTATAACATCTCGCCTCTCATCAGGTTCGTCAACTGAGGAATCGTCTTCCTTTTTCTTCTCTCTACGCGTCACCGCATAAATAATAATACAAAGTATCAACGCCACAGTAAAACAAGCACCAACAAATACAGGACGACTTACTGTGAAACCAAAGACCGATATCGTCTCCTTCTTCTCTTTCTCCCACCAACTGCGAATCCGTGCCCGTAAAAGCAAAGCTCGGAGGGCTATCACTCCCTTCCAGCCTACTAATACCCGAACACATGACATAAGCAAACCAAGTGGGTGAAATCGTATATTCCACAACAAGCCGAGCCACTTGCTAAATGGCCCCATAACAAACTCAACACAAAGGCGATAACAGCTTGTGGTAAACAATCTGCCCATATCTCGAAAATAACTACGAGCTTCGGCTTCCGTCCCTGGAAACCAAAGCACGCAAAATGGAACAAACGCGGCCATATATGCCAAAAACCCAAACCAAACTGAAGACAATACTGCACTCAACATCAAGAAATTAAGGAACAACCTAACATAACCATTATGACGAAACTTAAACAAGAAAACAATATACAAAAGATTACTAAAAATCATGAAGGCCTCAACCCACCTTCGCGGTGAGTTGGCTCCCACTCCATAATCTTCCACATCCTGAGCTCCCATCCACTTCTCCCAAATGTACTGAACACAACTACTCCCCTTACCACACAAATCTCTCCATGAGGATGACAAGTGAGAAACAACTCGTTCTCGCAAGGGCGTATTTATTTGGATAGAAGGTTCTGGACCGGTACTACCTGCTCCCTGTAGAACAGCTCCCTTAGGATTTCCCAATGCCCAGTCCCCTAAACTATCTAGGGCCGCCAATGACCCATCAACTCGGGGGGGTACCGTGCTCGGCCACACGCCAAGACAGTGTTCAACATTACCAGACCCATCAAGTAAATCGGCATCTACCGCTTCGGCAAGCTCCTCAGAGCGCTCACGGTGATAATCCGCCTCCACTCGACAGGCATGGACCTGCTTATTCCGAAGCAACTCATCGTACTCATCTATGACCATCTCATCCTCAGAGGGAGTGCTTTTACTTCCATACGGACAGTTATCACACAACCAATCAGGACCATAAGTATGATCACGAGCACAATGAACATCACACCCCTCGGAACCACTATCCTCATCAGAGTATTTTTCGTCATCAGACCAGTCGCGACCCAAACGGGCCTCGGCAAATTCCGTCAGAATATTAGCTTCTCGCTGCTGTTGTGTCGCTACCTGAGTAGCGCCAAACGTCTTGGCGTAGACTTCATCCAACTTCCGCTTAGACTGAAACACCACTGAGTCCTCCTGATTCTCCATACGCCGCCACTGCCCCTCTATCTGCTCCACCAAAAGTCCCCTAGAATTCTCCATTTCGCCAACAACAACCCAGTAAGAAGTGCCTATCCTATCTTTCAAAGATTCAGCAAC